CTAGTATTGATGCACCAGCGCTATTGTAACCTCTTTTTAAAAAGATAGTTATATTTGTAGTTGGGTCAACATAGTCATATCCATCTCTATATACAAATGGAATCTCTACTGTTTGGCCAGGCGCTGTTACTAACATAATTTAACTCATCGGACTTTCTTTTGTAGCTCCAACTGTCCAGAACTCAATCTTTCCATTTTTGCCTCTAACTGGATAACACTCTTCAATCACGTACAAAATTTGATTTTCTAAACCAGAAGAAATTTCCTCATATATTCTATCCCCTGATTTTGGATTAATTGCAGGTGCAAAGTAATAAATTCTATCAGAGTTAATTATAACACCTTCTGTGGTCTCTTCTTTGGTAGAAGCCAGATATCTTGAAGCTGCAGTTATATGTCTGGTTGTGACTTTTTCAAATCTATCAGAATATACTCCATCATCGGAGAGTCTTCTTTGGATCAAAACGTCATGACCCCATTCTCTTAATATCTTTTGAAAAGCTTTTGCCGTATTAATCATACTGTCTTAGTCTTCTATCAACTACTGTATTGTCTTGCGTGATATATGAGCTTCCAACAGAATACATATCTTTACTTGTTATATATATTCTCTTACCGGTTCCCGGATCTCTTTCGGTAAGTGAGATTTTTTTATTTGGTATACCTTTTGGAAGTACACCCTTCATTGATACTTTCTTGGAAATAACTTCTCTTCTTAAAGAAGCAGCGATTTGACACCAAGTAGTTGCATTTGACCTTGTAGCAATCTGCCTTGGTGCAGATCTATTTACTACTTCTAGGTCACCGAGTTTTAGAGACAGCTCATCATCTCCACCAAATCCATATGTTCTACTAAGATCACATGCTGCAGCTGCTTTAATATAATCCAAAACAACAGATGGGAGAGTAAGTGGATCTACATCATCTTTTAGTTTATACATCTCTTGTATTTCTAGAGAATGATGATAAATCATTTCTCCAATCTCTATTAAAGAAGCCTCTGGAAAAATCGGCAGTAATTCTTCTGGGTCTAAATAAAGTGGAGAAACGTCTGGAGCAAAAAGTATTGTTTCGTCTGCCCTCAATGTCACAGTTGGTCTATAGTCAGTGGCATTGTTGTTGGCGTATATGTTTGTTTGAGACGTTATTGTTTTAGGGGGACTGCCGTTTGTAGTGCCAGTAAAAGTTACGGAATATGCTCCAGCTACAGTTGGAACGAATGGGTAGTACCATTCAGAAGCTGATGTTGATGTTGCGTTAGCTGCGTTTACAATTGGAGTTTCATTTATGTCGACGATAGTTACCGTAACACTGGTCATAGTGGCATCTACTTGATTGCCGCTAGAATCTTGATCTAAGAATTTTACTTTTATTTTGACAGTATCATTCACCAAAACATTGTTTAATGCCATATTGACTCCAATTTATCGATATATTTAATAGTACTGGCCTAAGGGGTTAATGTAATCTGTCCTTGACCAGTTGTACTTGCGCCTACTAGGCCGTCTATGGAAATCTCTGCCTCTCCAGTTATACCTATTACACTAGTGGCCAACAGAGAGTCTACCTGGTCCGCATAGGCCTCTACACTTATCCTGCCCTCTGGACTAACATCTACGCTGATAACACTTATGGTTGTAAGGTTGGAATAATCTTGATTTGAAACAAAGAAGAAAGTTATATTGTTGACAATGATTGGATTTTCTATACTTGCTACATAAATGTATAGATCACCATTAAAGGTAGTATTAGCTTGGCTATACGAAATAGGTTCATTATAAAGCATTTTTAACCCTTTGAGATCAGACAGCGTTATAGTAACTGTTAAATCAGTATTCTAATCCAGCATCTTTTTTAAGGTTTGGCATCCAGATTCTCCAGTCATTTTCTGAGGCGTGCTCGGGAGTTCCGTAATGAAAAGAGCCAAGATATGCTATTCTCAAACCATTAGTCACTGGCGCAACCTCATGAGTCCCTATAAAGTTAGTTGGATAAATAACTGCAGAACCAGACTTTGGCTTGTGTGTGTGCTTTGCGTATTTGTGTATAATTTCTCCACCAGTAAAATTATGTTCATTTAATTCCTCTTCAGAATCAACACAATCGTTAAGATAAATATTTACACTAACTTTACTATGTTTTGGGTACTCATTCCCAATGGGCTTGCCAAATTGAAATGGTATTTGGTCATCACAGTGGACCCCTATACTCTGACCCTTACTGTAAGTTGCAATATGCCCCATACCTCTCCACCAACATACCGTAGCAGCAACTGGATAGTATTTACAATATTCAACTAATATCCTATACATTAAATCTTCTAGATCTTCGATAAATTTTTCTTGTTTTTCGGTAGGATTTTTTTTACTCATTTTAAGAAGAGGATCAATAAACCTACTTGGCGCTTCACTAACTTTATCTAGGTCGAATTTAAAACCAGTTTTGTTTATAGCGTATTTTTTTCCATCTTCTTCAACATAAGTGAAGGTTTCTTCTTCTGCCTCTTTTAAAAAATCGATATATTCAAATAAAAAATCTTGATCAATTTCTATGGCATTTTCTACAACGCATAGACCACTCCCAATATCTTTCATATTTAAATTAGTATTTAACATTATGACCCGTAGCTCGATTTTGTAATTCTGTATGGTTCAGAAAATTCATCATACCCTCTTGCCAAGAGATGCTCTCTGTAATCCTCTACAAAAGTCGGCATATACACATTTGTTGAACTCTGAGCAGCTACTGGATCTATCTTAGGATCTACTACAGATTCCTTAACCTCAATATTGGGAGTTCCTTGGCTGTACCATCCAAGATATGAATATCTTGTTCCACCTTCAATTAGTCTGACTTCATGGCCAGCAGTATATGATGCAGGGAAAAACAAAATGTCTCCCTTTTTGGGAATATGCGTAATATCTAAATAATTAAAATAGTGATGACCACCAGTAAAATTTTTTCCATCTAATTTATCTTCAGAGTCAACACAATCGTTAAAGTAGATTAATGCTGTAACAGTACTTCTCATTGCTAGTTGATCATTTGGGGTCCAAGCACCGTAGATGTAATCCGTACTAATGTCTGAGTGGGTCCCTAGGTAGCCACCTTTTTTATAGGCTACAATATGCCCTTTTACTTTCCACCAAATACACTTAAAAGCTAATGGATAAAATTCTAAATATTTAAAAAGATATTTATCTCTAGAATCTTCTAATTCTGAAAGGAACTGCATAACATTTTCTCTTGGATCTTGGTGTGCAGCAGACCCTCTTCCTGGCATCATATCGATAGAGTCTTTGGCAAAGAAATATCCACTTCTATTAACGTATACTTCCTCACCAGTTTCTGGGTCTATTCCTGGTGTGTACATCGCATTTTTTTCTCGTGTAACAATTTCTTCACACAGGTCAAATGCTTTGTCTGCGTCAAAATCAATTGCATTTTCAAAAAGAACTACACCACCACCAAGATTTTTACCCTCAATATTGTTATTGATTACTAATCTAGTCATTCATTAACTCCTTAACCGTATTGGAACTATTATACATCCTATATGTTGGTTTTAACAACTCACTTGTTTTTTGATTGTCTTTACCATATTTATCTGTAATATAGTCTCTATAGTCATTAACAATTTCTGGCATCCAGATTTGGCCCTGCAGTCCAGGAGGAATATTTTCGTTGGTTATGTTTATGCCCCTATCGGGGTGAGCAGACCCTTGAGAAAAGTACCCTATATAGCCATATCTACTTCCACTATTGCATGGGTTGATATAGTGTGAGCCTAAAAAATTTGATGGGAAAAATATTAAATCACCAGATTTTGGTTTATATACTACATCTGCGTAAGGAAAACAAATTTCTCCATTTAAATATTCATATTTTTTAATATCATCATTAGAATCAACTGAAGAATTAAAATATATAATTGAACCTACAACACTTCTTGTTGCGACCTGCCAGTCTGGCTCAAAACCGGGTTGATAGTTCACATCGTTATCACTATGAAGACCCATTGAACTTCCTGGCCCATATGCCAAAATGTGGCCCTGAGTCCTCCACCACAAGCTTGGAAGCAGCATGGGGAACAACTCTACATACTTGATTAGATTAGTGTAGAATGTTTTTTCGCATCGTAAAAAAAAGTCTATCAAATATGAATCGCTATCTTTGTCTAAAAAGTCCATAATATGACTAGAGCTGGTGTGGATATCCTCTATATCATATCTATGCCCACTTCTATTTATCGCATATAAAGGTTTTTTATTTTCGTCATAAATAATCTTATAGTCATCTTTTATTGCTTTTTCTTTTAAAGAAGAAATAAAAGGTATTATTATATCTTGATCAACATCAATAGCGTTTTCGAAAACAACTATGCCCATACCTAAATGTTTGGGTTGAACATTTTTTACAGTCATATTACACTCTTGTCGGCTCTGTTCCACATGGTCCTTCTGGAAGAACCTCACCTAAACTTTTTGCTGGTTGTTCTTCAACTTTTACAGCCTCATGAGTAGTATTGTACTGTGCTACATTTCTTCCTTGGTACACTGGATTCCAGCCCATTTCTACTTTGTACTTTTCTGGATCAGAATAGATTGAATATGGAGACTTACAATATAATTCATAGTCATCATAGATGTTATTTAGCCATACTGCTGGACACCATTCAAAGCTTCTTTCCGGTTCACTAATAACTACATTAGCTGAAACGTCATCGCCACCTTGACCAAAGAATGATAAATAAGAATATCTTACACCCTTGCCCATTCTTTCAACATCGTGTGATGCAACAAAGTTTGTTGGGAAAAATATAATGTCTCCTCTTTGTGGTTTGTATGAAACATTTAAGTGGACAAAACGAAGATGTCCGCCAGTAAAGTTTCTTCCATCTAATTCTTCTTCAGAATCAACACAATCATTTAAGTATAACAATGATCCGCATGTCTGTCTTGATGCAACCATACCTCTTGGCATATATCTCACGCCACCGGTTACCTTATAATTAGTATCATTATCAGCGTGACAACCTAAGATTCCACCATCTCCATATCTTAAAACATGACCCCTATTTTTCCACCAAATGCTACCAATTATTAATGGATAATTGTCAATGTATTTAAGCAAGCACTTATAGTTTTGTTCTTCGAGATAAAAAAAGAAGTTTTTAACTTCTTCTGGAGTTTCATCGGTAACAGGATGCAGGAGTCTTACTGGGGTTGCCGGAACATCTTTAAGCCTATATCTGAAACCATCTTCGTTAATGCCGTATTCTACGCCATCTTCCCCGGTGATATAAGTCCATCTATTTTCATGTGCTTTTTGTGATTTAGAATCTATATAATCCAATACTAGTTTTTGATCTATGTTAAAAGCGTTTCTAAAAACTATAATTCCTGGAGCTAATATTTCCATTTCTATTTCAGAAATCTCTTTAAGGGTATCTTGAGATATAGTTGGCGTAACAGGGAAAGGCGTGCTGTTTATGTGCTTATCAGTTGATTGGTTTTCCATAACTATCCTAACATCTCGTCAATAGCTTCCCTTATCGTCCAACCCGCCCCCATGACTCTTGGCACTTCGTCTAGCGGCATATCTTGCCAGTTAAATCTAGCAACCATGACTCCGTCTCTACTTACTAAAAACTTTTCATAGCCATGCGAAATTCTTGCAATTGCTTGTCCTGCTAAATTTTGATTTTGTGCAGCTTTTTCACTTTGATCAGCTGTAAAATCAGAGTAATTTCTTTTCTCATTACCTTTAAGAGCTGCAAATAAAGGATGTTCATTTTTTCCATTTACATCAACTTTTTCAAAAAAAGGAAATGTAACAAATGGATATTGCTCTTTAACCCAGGCTTTTATTTCTTCGTTTGTTCCTGGCTCCATGCCAGCAAATTGATTGTTAGGGAAAGCCAACACGGAAAATCCTCTATCCTTAAATTCATCGTGCACTTTTTGCAACTGCCACAACTGCCTACATGTTCTCGCATAAGACCATATCTTTGAGCATTTAGGTTCATACCCGCCAGATTTTGTAGAAACATTGACTATGAGCGTCAGTTTTCCATCAAATTTTGATAAAAAGTTTTCTTCTCCATCTATAGAAGTGGCTGGTATTTTATATATTGACATTTTTTTTACCTAAAATATTCATTGTCAAATATTCATCTATCATTAATTTTCCTTTAAAAGTATAATCTTCTATTTCTGCGCTTACTGAAATAGTAGCTTTTATAGGGGTATCTATAGTTGCGGAGAAAACAAAAGTATTTTCAATAATAGTTCCATTATCAAAATCAAATGATCCATTCTCACCATTTATTGTTCCAGAAATAGTAACGTCATCTTTTTTTATCAAAGCTATTGCTTTTGCTTCTCCAAATGGAGTTTGGATATAAACTTCCCAATTGCCAGTAATGTCTATTTTGTGTTGGTCTTTAATCATAACTATAAGTGTATCATATGTATATCGCTATGTGTAGCAGTCGTTAGGCTATTATTCGTAATAAAATTTACCTGTTTTTAAAGCTGTTGGTTGATTTTCTAAATGCCAAACATTAATAACCATCACACGACGAACTCCTGTTATTGGTGGAGTAGTATTGTGTATTATGTGACCTGCATCAAAAATAATCAACCTGTTAGGTTCGCAGGCTATTCTTTCCCTAAGTTCAATTGGTACTGTAAGTGGTAGAATATTTTCCATTTCTAGCGCGTTGTGAGTTTGTTCAGAAACTGCAGTTGGGTGCAGTTCCAAGAATCCACCCACAACTTCGTTAAACTCTGGGTAATAAACGCAACCTATTTTGGGCCCTCTAAATATTTTAGTGTCTGCATAAAGAAATGTATCTTCGTCAACGTGGGTTCCCAAGTATTGACCAGGTTTAAATGTTCTTGTCCAGTATTCAAAACCGCACAATTCTTCGATGGGGAATGGTAGATTGTTTTCCCAAATTGCTTTAATCACTTTTTTTCTTGCTGTGTTTGCCGGTGATTTATGCCAACCATCCCAAAACATATATGGGGCATAAGAATCAGACTGCTCATTATGATAGCTGTTTAATTCAGAAGCTATTCGATCTTCATTACCCATTGAGATAGGAAAAAAGTCTTTTGTATTTTCTATCTCCTGCAAAAGACTTTTATCTTTTATATAGTCATCAATGACTATCATGTAAAATTAATCCTTAATGACTACAGTATGTCCAGGTGCTGTTGGGATATGGTATACGTTAAGACCAGATAGTGACTTTATGCTCTCATGCATTTCGTATGCTGAAGTATATTCGATCTCCGGGCCATAGACTCTTAAATCGTCGTTTGTATGTGATATCACCATAGTGCCGCCGGAATTTAATGCGTTACAGAAGTTTTTTACAAGAGATACATCATGACAAATATCAAATGTGCCTATAAAAATAAAATCAAATTGACCAAGATCTTCGTTTTCTACATCTTGCATTGTCTTTACTTCATAATTCCAAGAAACATTTTCATCGGCTAAACAATGCTCTAGATAATCAACATGATAGTTATTTAAAAGCGTAAGATCTGTTGAAGAATTCATTAACTTAGCGATGGCGTAATTAAAAGCTGGATTACTCATAAGGGTTTTTGTAGGTTTTGCTGCTAGATATAACATCTCTACGTACGATGAAGTATATTCAGATGCAACAGTTTCATTCCATACGGAATCTTCTGCTGAATAAACCTCAAAAAACCAAGTAACAAGATCTTTACCAATTGCTTCTCTTCTTTTGTCTATTGGAAGAGTAGTAATGTAATCATTTACTTTTCTGGATATATCAATAGTATCTTGAATATCAAGTGCCTTATACTTAACTAGTTGTTCCAGTCTAGAAAAATAAAATTTATTATTATCCATGGTTTAAAGCTCCTATTGCTAATTGACGCCAATACCAAAATCTTCTAATATTTAATATTAAAAATAATCTTTGGTGTTTTAGGTATGCATCTTCTGGTGCACCTGTATAATATTGCATTTGCGTTTGACCGACAACAAAAGCAGATGAAGATTCTTTATCAACTTTTGACAAATCTCTTGCAGCGCTCAGCAATTCATCAATTGTTATTGTGTCTAGTAGCTCTGGATCTAACCCAATCATAAACATGAAATAGGCCAATTGCTTTTCTATGTAGCTTATATTTTTTTGAGCATCGAACGGCATAAAAATCCTATCTTTATATTAAATCTTCGTCTTCTATTTGTACACTATCCTGAATCAGTGCTACCGATGGTGAAAAAAGACCTGCGCACTCAAAAAGTGAACCGTCATTAAATTTATAAGCACCGTCTTCTTTGGACCAAACTGCGTAATTATTTGCTTCTTGTATAATGCCAAGAGAATCTTCATTAATTAAGTTTGGATTCGACATATTTTACTAGTCCTTTAATCCGTCAAGAATCGTAACTTGATTAATCAAAGACTGAAACGCTAATTCCTGGTTAGAATCTAATATGCTAGCTGGCTTTTCCATTGATGAAGAAAGCTCGTCTGAGTCAATCCCCAGAAGAGTAGCTAACATATATGTTGATTTCTCTAAATATGTAATAGCTTTGTTTTTTACAGAAAGCAGTTCTTCTGCGCTTACATTTTGCATAATGCTCCCTTATTAAAGGTTAGATATTTTTTCGTTGGTTACAGCTAATTTTTGAATTGTCCCAGCAATTAGTTCTTTTATTTTATATTCTGGATCTGTATCTTCTGAAGAAGCATTAGGATCAAAACTAAAGCCGTCAACATCGTAGACATCGGCGTCAACACCAAGTCTAGTTAAATTTCTGTACAAGTCACGCTCAAATTCAGCCTTTGCTGCATTGAGAGCAATTAATTTATCTGATTTGCTTATATTTGTAAATGCCATTTTTCCTCACCTTTTCAATTAAGCTACGTGTTAATAGTAACTAGGATACTTCAATTTTGATATCTAAAATTCTGGATTATTTAATTTTAATAAACCAGAATTTGCTGGACCAATTCTTTCACCTTTTTCATTTAAACCAGTTTTGATGCCTTTCATCCAAGTCCAGGGTTCTTCTACATTTTTCTTCATTTTTGCGTCCCCATACGCTGCTCGAGCATTCATTAATTCTGGCTTATCCCAAAGATTGTTTACTTCAAACTCTACTGATTCAAGTAAATCACTTTGGAAAATATTAAAGAATACAAACGGCATTCCTTCTGGGAATGTAACTGGTTCTCCTACTTTATCAATAGCCCAATTCATTTGGGATTCATCTGGCCACCAGCTACTTGGAATAATTGCAGACAATGGAGATGCTCCATCAAGCATGTAGTTTGGAGAACCGCTAATCCAAGTTCCATAACCCTCTTCAGTGCCAAAGATCCACCCAATAGAAAAAGAAACCATGCCTACAATTCCACCATGCGCGAGTGTTCTATCCTTGTAGGTCTCACCACTGAGAATTTTTACGTTAGTATTTCCACCATCCCATTGAACTACTACATCCTGGGGGAGTATTATTTCCCATCCATGTACATTGGCAGTGGTCATAGGCAGGCATTGGTAGGCGTGCTTTTTATATGTGTTGTCCATCCAGTCTCTTTTTAATCTAGACTGGACTATACTTGGTGGATTTTGATGTGTTTTAGTTAGTGTAACTTTCGTCATTTGTTATACCAATCCTTCCAACATGACTTCAATTGCTGCCTTAACATTTATTAAAGCTTGATTAGAGTTGGTTTTTCTATTTCCAGCGTCGAACGCCAAATCTAAAAGGTCAGAGTTACAGAATCTGTACATTTTTTTGCCATCTCTAGAGATAATAAACTTCTCAAAGTTACCTTGAACTGGTCCACCATTTGCTGGAAAACCACCAAATTGAAGAATTTCATAAAGCTTATGTGGGACTGAACCAGTGTCTTCATCTTTTTTGATGGTTACCATTTCGGTATATGGTAGATCTGTTTTATAATGACTCTGCATGTGTGCTTGCATCTTTTCTGCTGTTGCACTTGTATCTGCAAATTCTCCGTATGCAAACTCGCAGAAATCTGTACTTGGTATAGCTAGTACTTCAAAGCCTTGATCCTTATATTCGTGGTATAAAGACTCAATAATTGGGTATTGTGCTGAGTTGGCGCACTCTCCTGTTACATTTGTAATCAGAGTAACTTTCCCCTTATATTTAGATAGTATGTTTTCTTCTCCGTTGATAGAGTTTATAGACACCTCATACAATGATTCTTCAAATGTCTGAAGGATTGGGATCTCATTTTCCTCTATCATGACTGGCCCGGCATTGGATAGACTATAGGCTGATTCATACCTTTTGTTATGCCTGCAGTTTTATCAGACACAGGTCCATCGGGAGTGTGTCCGATAGCATACTTGTGATTATTGTCGTTATAGTCAAACATCGTAACTGCTGAATATTTAGTGCCACTAGTGACCTTTAAGGAAGCATGCGCGTAAATAAAAGTAGATGGGAAAATAATAATATCTCCTGCTTGAGGTTTGAAGTTAATATCCAGGTAAGGGAACCATAGTTCCCCGCCCTCATAATCATCATTTAGATATATTACCGAAGAAACAGTACAGCTATAGGAAAAACCGTGATCTGCGTGTATTGAGAAATGTTGGCCTGGATTGTATCTAACGAAGTTAATTGCCTCCATATAGTCCATCTTAAAATTGTAAAGAGATTCATAGTGCGTTAGGCATTTTCTGAGATGCGTTTCGACATCTTCATAACATTTTTTAACTTCTTCAAATTCTGGAGTAAGATATGGCCAATGATATGGGCTCATTTTCAAGTCAACACAATCTCTATACTCCGGCATTTTTGCATTATACCCGACCATTGCTTCAGACCACTTAAATAGCTCATGTGTGCTATCACCAATTGCAGCTTCTAATCTTTCTGGAATATTAAGCTCTCTTGGAATGGCGTTTCTATACAAATAAATTCCAAACTTTTTGTTATCCTCCGGATTAGCGCAGGCGCCTACGTGAAAAAATTCCATTTTCTTTCCTTTTGTAGATTGATTCTTTCCTTAGTGATATACTATATCACAAAACAAAGCCAAGGAGTGCATATGGATTTTCAGTCAGACGATAAGTCTTTAGTGGAACCAGGTTATTTTGGCTCATCTAAAGATAATATCATTGTTGTAGAAAACTTTGTAGAGTTAGATGATTTAAAAACTATACAAAACTTTTTACCCAATATCAATGAATGGATGGATGCTGGAGAAAATCAATATGCTGAGGACGGAACCTGCACCTATGACGCTTCATACTGGTCGAATAGACAATGTAGCTATGATATCCTTAATCGAATTAATTTAGATGTCTATAATTTAGTGGACAAATACATTTTAAAAATGAAGTATCTTTTAGAAGATACTTTTAAAGTTCAGGTTTCTGTTAGACCACCGGTTATCATTAGGTGGTTTCCTGGACTAGAGCAGCAACCGCATGCTGATAAGCAACTAAATGATGGTTCGCCAAATCCTTTTCCCACATATGATCTTAATTCATTAATCTATTATAACGATGATTTTGAAGGTGGCGAGTTATACTATCCTCAACATGATCTGGAAGTGAAGCCGAAACCTGGTTTAGCTGTAGCTCATCCTGGAGATGTTAATTATCTACATGGTGTGAAAAAAGTTATAAGTGGCGAAAGATTTACCACCCCTTCTTTTTATACTATAACTAAATTATTGTAATTTTTCTTTACGAAATAAAGATTTTAAAAGTGTTATATCTGCCCATATTGGGCCAATTATTATTATAAGATATATATACCCTGGCAAGCTTTTCTGCCAATTGAAAATATGATAGGTCATATTAGCAGTGAAGGTAACTACATAATTATACTTAGCTATTACTTTTAACCAGTTTACTTTATAATAAAGCTTAAGAGCCAAATACGCGTTAACAGATGATGCTGCTGCTGCCGTAAAGCAATATGATGCCCCAAGTTGGCCGATGTTTGATTGTTGAAAGTCAACACACAGTGCTAAAATAGCCATGGCTATGGCACCGTAATGGTGGTACTTTGTAGACTTCTGGAGCAGGTTGTCACTCTTAATTAAGGCCATTATATCTGAAGCCAAATACATTAACCCCAATGTTCTGATTGGTATATTGCTCCAAACATTGAATCTAATCTCTGTAATTATTAAATAGATCCAACCAATTGCGATGATAAAACTTATTCCACTTTGTATTAACTGACCAGAACTATAACTTTCTTTTGGATTAATAGATCCGTTTTTTCTAAATATTGAAAGAAATTTTTCATTATTTTGTAAATAATTTATTATCAAACAACAAACTAAAAAAGCGGACATAGGAATTAGATTCCATATGTCCGCCAAATTAGTTATCATTCTTTAAACTATTCTATAATTAGATTCTACTTAAAGAATGGTGGGAAGAATGGTGGGAAGAATGGTGGAAAGAATGGTGGGAAAAACGGTGGGAAAAACGGTGGAAAGAATGGTGGGAACCATGGTGGGAAATAAGGTGGAAAATAAGGTGGGAAATATGGTGGGAAATATGGTGGAAAGAAAGGTGCGTGTCTTTCATAGCTAATAGGAGTTCCAAGTGGAGTAACTGTAGTATCGGTAAGAGCTGTTTTTACCTGATTTAAGATCGCAGCATTGGCTGTAGCAGTATCTATTGGTGTACCTACTGCAAAACCAGCATTTGTGATTGTGGTATTGGCTGCTGAGTCAGCTGCTCCGTGCAGCTACAGTTGGCTTAGGGGCTTTTCTATTTTGCTTTTTGCCATCATCTGTTGCCATATTATGCTACCATATCTCCTAGGGCAACCCAAGTATCGGTTGCGCGTTTAATAAGTGTAGCAGATGACCAAGTTGTGCGCAACTTGAGACCTGGAGTGCCGTTGATTGTTACACCAGCCTGTGGAGTAAGAGTAGTCTGTCCAGCTCCTGTCTGAAGAACTGTCAATGTTGTGCCCACTGGGAAAGCTACGTTTGCATTAGATGGCACTGTGAGCGCATTGCCTGAAGCAACGTTCATTTCTACCATTTTGCCGCTGTCTGCCAATACTAAAGTATATGCTGCTGTTTGAGCGTTAGTGACTGTGTCAGTAATGATTCTTTGATAGTTTGTGCCATCGTTTGTGAATTCCCAACAGTCTGTCGTTTCATTCCAACGAAGAACAACATTTGTTGAAGTACCACGCTCAACTTCAATACCAGCATTTTGTGATGGAGTCCCTGCTTCATTATTATTTAATATAATGATGTTATCATCAACCGTTAAAGTCTCTGTATTAAGCGTTGTTGTTGTTCCAGAAACTGTGAGGTTTCCAGAAACTGTGAGGTTTCCTCCAACTGTTGGATTAGAAGTGTTGACCCAAGCGGAACCATTATACTGAAGAAGCTGGTTTGCAGATGCGCTAGTAATAGTTACATCGCCAACATCGTCAAGCGTGTTGATCGTTGGAACTGACGAGTTAACCCAGGCAGAACCATTATATTTAAGGAATTGGTTTGTTGCATTACCGGTTATAGTTACATCGCCAATATCATCGAGATTATTGATTGTTGGAATAGCACCCCATTCAATTCCTGCTGCTGCTGATGAATTTGCTTTCAGATAATATCCGTCTGTTCCAAGTGAAAGAACAGCTGGAGTATCATTTGCTGTAGCGGTAAAAATGTCGCCTTTAGCATTTGCTGCAGTTTTAAGAATAGCTGCATCGGCTACGAAGGCAGTGGTGGCAACTTGAGTATTGTTTGTGCTTGCGGCTGCTGTTGGTGCAGTAGGCACTCCAGTTAAGTCCGGGCTAGCTAGAGTTGCATAGCCAGCAAAAGATACTGAAGATGTTTGTGTTCCAGTTACTCTTCCATATGAGTCAATGGTCTGAGCACTAATAAAAGAGGTAGTATTTGAGCCAGAGGTATTTGTCTGACTAACTGTAGCAAGATCAATACTATCAGAATTGACTACAATTCTGTTACTCGATGCAGTAACGACATCAAGTTGATTTCCAGTTTTTGTCATGCCGCCACCAGCAGATAAAGTTGCTGTTCCAGTGAACTGAGTGTATGTTAACTCATCAGTGCCAAGAACAAATGCACCAGCAGTGCCAGAGCCAGTTGATGTAAGAATAAAACCTTGACCAGAGTTTGCTGATCCAGAAAGAACTAGAAGTGCATCACCGGTTTTTAGTGTACCAGCTAAGCTATTATTTGCGTCTGCTCTACGTGTAAGAATAAATGCAGTTGTTGATGTAGCGCCTTGTTCAGTTACAGTGTAAATACCATTATGAACAGCGTTTGCTTGGTTCTTAACCAATATAGCCTGGCCAGTTGTGACCTGTGAACCGTCAACGGTTAGTCTGCCATTTGAATCACCAGTAAGAGTTGCTCCTACGCCATTTGTACCATTAGCATAAGTGGCTGTTGGCAGTGCTGCAGCTGTTGCTAAATTTGCAACTTCGTGCCAGTTAATTCCTGCTGCTAATGAATCTACATATCCCCTTGTGGCAAGTGAGGTTGATGTTGTGCCTGCATTTGAGCTGACAACGGAAAGAACATTCAAAGTACCATCTGATGCTATATTGCCAACTACTGTACCAGATGAGTTTTTAAACTCTGCCAACGGAGCACTTGCTCCAGCAGCTGCTTTAATTACAAAAGATTCGTCGTATACGGTAATCTCAGGTGCGGTTTCAATTCTTAAGCGGGCCATGTTACTCCTAGTGTAAATTCATTAAAATCAACTAGGGATATAGTAATGCAGAAACTTAAAAGTTATTGTGTTATTCTCTTTAAAAATTCTAACATTTTTCCAACATATTTGACTCTGCCAAAGTGGGTCAAATTAATTGTTGGATCTACCCAAATTTTTCCACCCATCTTCTGCCAGTAACGACAGAACCCATAGTCTTCAGACAAAAATCTGCCATCGTCATCTACATAAGAGTTAAATAATGCATAAGCGTTTTCTGCTTCTGCACCGTGTAAGGCTCCTGTATCATCTTTGTACTTGAGCTTTTTATACTTTTTAAACATCTTGTCAAAGACTTGACGCTTGATGAGCATAAAGCCAGTCCCGGCTTCATAACATTCGATTGCTCCGTTATCAATATTTAATTGATTCTCACCTGGCTTGGTCATATGGACTACGTATCTACTAGCGTATTCCATAAGGTCTTGGGCTGGCAAGTCAGCTTGTGCACCTTCTTTTACTTTATCCCAATTAATTTCTTTGATTGGGTAAGACGCAGTCATAACATCTTTATCATGCCACAAAAGTTTTAATATAGCTTCTTTGTCGAATTGAAGATCGACATCTATAAATACCATGTGGGTAAAGTCTGGACTGCCCATGAACTTGGCAACAAGATTATTTCTTGCGCGGTTGATCAAAGAATCAGATATTGTGCAGACTGAATACTTTAAACCTATTTCTTTAAAATAAAGACAAGCTTGCAAAAAGCTCATCATAAAAGGTTCTGTTACGTGTGAATCATAACATGGAAGTGCAAAGAATACATTCCATTGTTCGAGCTTTTCTTTAGGGATTGTTATGTTGATTTGTTGTTCTTCTACAGGCATAAAAACAATTATAGCATATTAATCCCAAGATGACAAAGGCATTCTTTTCCAAGTATCTTTATTTACACAAATATACAGATAGTTTTCATCCCAAGACATTTCCCCTATATTTCCTGCGTCATCAGCATAAGTTGGAGCTTCTACTGCAAAGTCATTTATATTTTGAATGCCTGGAGTTCCACCAAATTTAGAAAAAATAGTTACTGTTTTTAAAGTATTATCGTCATAGCTGTAGTCTAGTTCAATTTCATTTGAATTAGTTATTGACCAATTAACATTTAAAATATCATAAGGATCTTCTTCACTTCTTACAGTCACTGCTATTTCATTTGTATCAAAGTTGTGGGATATAGTATTTGATGAATTTAAATCCGAATAAAATGATCTTACTGGTCTTATCCTCTTTGACGTCGAATAGCTTTCAAAAAAAGCTGATGGTGGTCGCCCATAAGTAGAATTTACTGGTGGATTTTCCGAATATGAACTTCCTGGAAAAAATTCCCCAAAATATGCTGTTGCAACAGAAAAACCTACACTCATAGTATATGGAGATGGATCTGTTGTAACGGTTACCTGAGCAATTGAGGAAGAAAGATAGTCATTGTCACTGTAAGTGGTGTCAAAGCCACCAACCAAATCATTATAGAGAGTCAATCTTCTTAGTTCGTTGTATGAGGGTAAAAACCAATCACTATAAGTTGTTCCATCTACTGTGGTTGTGTAATCTTTTGCTTTTTTGGCTGCGTGTGATGAAGTTGTTGCTAGACCAGCAGAAATAATTGCGTCGGTATTTGTTTTTCCATCTCCAATATTAAAACCGGTTGCTATATTTAGTGTGCTATTTGCAGAGCTAACTATTGGATCTGAGTTAGACCCACTCCAACCACCTAGAGCGGCTTCAAAGTATTTTCCAGTTGTGTTACCTGGAGTCGACGGAGTAATAAAAATTTTTCCACCGGCTGGTCCAGTATCGCCTATTCTATATTTTACTCTTGTACCAGTTGTTTGTTCATAAAAATTAGATTTTGTTGAAGAAAAAACACAAACTCTGATTGAGTTTAGAGAAGGAGCACTAGAAAAATCTACTGTTACATAATTACCAGTTGTAATTCTAACACTAGCTAATATATTTTCATATGGGCTACTTGCATTGTTTATTGTTACATAAACATTACTTGTTCCAAAATTATGATATACATCAAAGGTTGATGTTGTTCCGTTTCCAATGATTTCTGAATGATAATCAGCTGTGCCAGCAGATAGGACGACTATTCTTTTTGAGTTTGATGTTGGAGCGTTTTCTAAAACAACCGTTACAACATTTAATGATGTAGCTTCCCATCTAGCGTATACCACTTCTCCACTACCAACATCGGTTATAATTACCGCAATATCTTTGGTGTTGAGATTATGTGTTATTGCGTAATCTGTATTTGTGCCATTTCCAAAAAGAGCAGAATAGCTTCTAGTTTCTTCTACGTTTCCAGAAACTATCTTAGATCCATCAAATTTTAAGACTTGACCAGAAGTGGCGCCAGAAGGGTCAATTTGTACGCCATTGATCGTAGCGGTGTCGCCAACAATTAAGCTATTCTTGACTATAAAATCTTTATTCGCCACTAAAGTTCACTGTCCCTCTAGTTTAAAATTTAATTGTATTATTAAATTGTAAAACTTATATTATTATATCACACTGCTATAAGTGTTCTTGCAACTTTAACGGTAGCATTTGTTGATGCTGCGTCTGTAATTGTCACTCTTAGCAACACATTTCCTGCCGAGATTGAAGTTGATACTGTTAAAGGAATAACTGTTCCGCCCAATTCAATTACTGCATATTCTGACAGGTAAGAATCAGTTCCATCATGAACAAGCAATACTTCTGAAGTCGTATACTTTGATCCCTGAGTTACTTGGACAAGGTACTTAGCTGTTCTGTAGACTGTTTTATCAAAGCTGTCAACTGTTGTGACCGTGTTCACGGTGACAAGCTGAGTCGAAGTGTTGAGTTCACCAGTTCCAGAATCAAGTGTTATTGCTCCAGTTGCTACGCTACCAAAGGTAACTGCTGCGTTAGTTGCAACATCTTGACCAATTGAAAGGCTGATTGTATTGGCACCATCGTTATAGGCCTTGGTTACACCCGTGCCTGCCGTTATCGCGCCTTCTACGGCGTCCTGAGCTGCCTCAGAGAAGTCTGAGATCTTTGCTGCTGTCAAAGTAGTAAATGTTAGATCTCCAGCACCGTTGGTCATTAAGACTGCACCGTTGGCTCCATCAGCACCAACCGCTGAAATGATTGAAGCTTCTGTTGTTCCAACAATTGTCGTGAAGTCTAATACTCCAGAACCATTAGTCGTAAGAGCTTGTCCTGCGGTTCCATCACCACCAGCTGCTGCTATAAGAGCAGCTGCAGTTACGTCTCCAAGGTTAACGTAGTTAGTTCCATCATTTGTAAAAGTCCACTTATCTGTAGTTTCATTCCAAAGAATAGACACATCTGTTGATGTTCCTCTATTAACTTCTAAGCCAGCATTTAATGCTGGAGAACCAACGACACCAGAGTTTAATGTAACAATATTATCTTCAACATCTAACTGTTCTGTATTAACAGTTGTTACGTTGCCACTAACTGTCAAGTTACCAGTAACAACGAGGTCTTGGCCAATTGTGACATTGGAAGGAAGACCAATTGTTATAGAACCAGCTGAAGCTGATACTTCAACCTCGTTAGCTGTACCAGCAAGTGAAGTAACTACATTAGATGCTAAGTCACTAATCTGCGATGCGTTTATTGAAATTGTTGAATTACTTGCAGCCGTTAAACGTCCTTGAGCATCAACAGTAAAGGTAGCAACAGTGTTTGCATTGCCATATGAACCGCCAGTTACTGCTGTATTGTCAAGATTGATTGTAATCGTATCTGTATTTGAAGTTACCGAGGTAAGACCTGTGCCGCCTAAAATGCTAAGAGTATCTGAACCAGAAGTAATTGTCTTGCTTGTTCCTGAGTCACCAGCAACTTCAAATGCAGTTGCAACGTTTGCAACTAAGTTAGCTGCATAGTTCTGTGCTGCGGTTTGTGCAGATGAAGCTGCACCAAAAGCATCGAAAGTATTAGCCGTTACGGCTATGGTTGGGGTAGAACCTTCTCCAGTGTTATTGGAAAGGGTGATCCCAGTTCCAGCTACTAAACTAGAAACATAATCACCAATAGTATCAGTGCTTAAGTTTACTGCGTCGTTGATCCATACGCTTCCGTTATAACGAAGGAAGTCGCCATTAGCAGGTGTGGTTAGGGTAACATCTGTCTGAGTGGCTAAAGTCGTAGTAATGGTGCTTCCAGCAACTGCTGAATAAACGCCAACTCTTACTGAGTTAGAAGATGGTGCAGCTGAGAAATCAAGAGTAATTGTTCCAGTTGTTGTGGCTTCCCAACGTACATCGATGACTTCATATGGGCTTGCAGCATTGCGCGCAACAACTACAACGTCACGTGTTCCAAGGTTGTGAGTAACAGTAAAGCTAGTGGTAGTGCCATCACCTATAGTTGAAACGCTTACGGTCCCAGCTAAACCAGTGTCTGTACCAGGAGCAAACTTAGTTCCATCAAATTTTAGAACTTGATTGGTAGTGGCTCCATTTGTGTTAATCTCAATTCCGTCAACAAATAAAGTTGAGACATTAGCCTGAGTAGTCTGTATTGTGGATGGAAGACTTAGGGTGTAAACTCCAGAGGTGGCGTTAGCTGTTACCGAGACTTGGTTTGCAGTTCCAACAACGTTGGATATTAAATTAACTCCGTATTACAGCGTTTGCTGTTTTGTTCTTGTAAAAAAGCTTACCATCAACAACGTTGATTGCTAATTCGCCTTCAGCTAGCGTACTTGGTGAAACGCCAGTTTCATCTGATCTCCTGAGTAGAAGTGTATTATTTACCGCAAATTTAGATCCACTATAAGCCATCAGGTGCCTCTTCCTATTTTAAACTAGTTCTTGATATATAGTAATGATATCATAAATATTAAATAGGTCAAAATAAAAAATATTTATTTAGAATAGATGAAATTATCATTAATATGACTAATCGATCTTATTGTATTAGGTCAACATACGGGTAGCCCATAGCTTGAATATAGGCATCATACTGTTCCTTATTTTTAGCGGCAAAAGGACCAAACTCTTTCCCTAAAAGGACATCCCTATAACAAAGCTGGTAGTGATGTAGTAAAGAAGCGTTGTCTGTTTTTGGAACATTATTAATCCAGTCATCCGAACCTAAATTATCTCTATAACCACTTGTTTTATTCAAGTGAAACAATATTGGTTCTTTAATGCAGTACATCCTATAGCCATGAGTCCAAGCTCTGAGTGGAGTGGTATGCTCTTCCCCAAACATGAAAATTCTTGGATCTGGTATAATACTTTTAAAGTAATCAATTGTAGAAAATTGAAATGCCCCACTGACAAAATGAGTTTCTATATATTCCTTATCTTCCCAAAGGTTTTCGGTAAATTCTTCTTTATATGATATTGAGTTATTTTTTGAATGGATATTTGCTATTAGTTCTCTTTTTAAAGCAAATGGGTCATTTTGCATAGAGTCTTGATACGCTTCATTCCCATCTTCATCTTTTTCAAAAAATAATGGTCTAGAACTGATAATCACACCATAGCAAACTTCTTTTGAAATTAAATTATGATAATATTTTAAAGTTTTGTCCCAATCTTTCTTAAATCTCATATGTCCGTCTATTCTCATGACATAGTATTCTTTTTGCAAAAGCCAAGAAGATAAAAGATATCCCATACCAAGACCAAAGGGAAATGGAGTAGTTAGATTAGCAGTTCGTACATTTGGATATTCAGAAAAATCTTCAAAATTATTATCTAATCTTTGGTTGCAAATCCCAATATATATATTATCTGGTTTTTCTGCATTATCATAAACGCTTTTAACGGTGTTTAACAGATCTTCTTCTTGAAAAGCTGGAATAGCTATGAATATTTTTTCATTTACCACAATTACCATTTACCTAATGGACAAGTAGCTCTTTCAAGCTTTACCTTTAGCGACATAATGCATCCGCATTCTTTACATTGCTTCGTAGCTGATATGAATCTATCGCAATCAAGACAAACATCATATCTAGATTTAGCTTCTTCTTCAGAAACTTTTTCTTCATTTGGATTTAATAAATCCCAAGGTCGAGTTACTCCTAGTTTTTCTTTATACTCTTTCCAAGCGCTCATAAAATTATTTATGCTGTTGGTTGAATAAAGTCTATTCCATCATAAATCCAGCCAAGTTGTACCGCGTTAACTTGCTCTTGAGTCATCTCTACAATCGTTGGATTAGATTTCATCCCAGCCATTACTGGGCCTCCACTTCCTGCAATCCCAACTTTACCAGTATATTCTCCATCAACAAGAACAGCAAAAAAAGTAAAATCATTATAGTCAGTAATCTCTGGTATTTCAATTGCCATTAGCATCTCTCCTTTTTGGAAAATTTATATATTTTTATTGTACCACATTTAACTACATGCTGCGCCAACCTGGAAGGGACCCCAAATTACACCTGTTGGACAACTACAACCACTGCAGCCTGCAGGACCGCAGCTGCCATCATATGATGTTCCATATCTCCATCTCCAACCACCCGGTGTACACATCTCTTCGTATACAGCTGTTCCATTACAGTAAGTGCATGGATTGCTAGTAAATGATGGCGGGAAATAAGGCGGGAAATAAGGTGGGAAATACGGTGGGAAGTATGGGGGAAAATATGGCGGAAAGAACGGTGCGTTTCTTTCATAATTTATAGCACTTCCCAAAGGAGCTGTTGATGTGTCTACCAAGCTTGTTCTGACTTGGTTTAATGCGGCAGCATCAGCTGTTGCGGTATCAGTTACTGAACCGACAGTAAAACCAGCAGAAGTTATTACGGTATTAGCTGTTGAATCAGCTGTTCCGAGCTGCTACTGTTGGCTTGTTTTTTTTAGCGGTACCAGATGAAGTTCCGTCTTTGTATAGTCATTTTACGCCGCCAAATCACCTGTTATTAACCACTCATTGTTTCCTATTTTAGTTAGTGTTGCGGTTGAGTATTGTGTACGTGTTTTTAGACCTGGAGTTGAACGAAGAGTTACTCCATCTTGACCTGCAAAAGTAACTTGACCAGCACCATACTGGGTGGCATCGATTCTATCGCCAAGAGTAAATGCTACGTTAGATGCTGTTGGCACTGTAATGGTCATCCCTGTCGCTCCATTTACTTTAATTAACTTAGCTAGGTCTGTTAATTCTAGCACATAAGGAGTCGTTGTAACATCTGAAATTTGAGATCTAAAACCTGCTCTTGGAACACCTTCTTGAAGTATCGATGCAGTTACTGAGTTTGCTGCAACAGTAGCAGCCTCTCCAGTATAGTTGGTTGCAGAAAGTACTTGTGTGCCTGCTATTTTGATAACTTTACCAGAAGCCAAATCTATGTGTTCTGATGAAGTCCAAGATGAAGTTGAGTTCGTCCAACTAATTGATTTATTAGTAGAGCCAATTAAAGTTATTCCGCCACCGTCTGCAGCGGTGTTGGTTGTCACTGAACCCAATACAATATTTTTATCTTCAACCGTTAAAGTTTCGGTGTTTAAAGTTACGGTGTTTCCTTCAACTATTAAATCGCCATTTACTGTTAAATTTCCACCAATTGTTGGATTAATTGTACTAACCCAAGCTGATCCGTTATAAACCAAAACGCTATTAGCAGATGCTCCTGTTGCAGATACATCACCAACATCATCTAAGTTATTTATTGTTGGAATTGAGTCTGGAATCCAAGCTGATCCATCCCATTTCAAAAATTGGCCTGTTGTTGGAGCGTTGCTTGCAACATCACCTAGGTCGGAAAGAACTGCTGAATTTAATACGCTCGAATGATCATGTGCATCGTGTCTAGTTGAGTTAAAATATTGCGTATGATCGTCATCACCAAGACCTACCATTGAACCATGATCAGATATTGGAGTTGATGGAACTGCTCCTGCAGTTGAAAATATTGTCCTATAATCCCAAACAGATTCTATTACTGTTTTTGGCGTATTGGTATAAGTATTGGAAGTATAATAAATTATTTTATGTAGTGGTCTAAATTCATAGACTGGAAAACCAGTTAGATCTAAATCTTCCCATCTTGCAGATTCGGCGGTATTGGTAGAATTATAATTGGCCTGGCCAAGAACGCTGATAATTGGTTCATTTAAGTTATTAGTTGCAACAATCCAAGAAATTCCCCATTTGTTATTATTAATATCTGTAGTAGTCCAAGAACCACCAGTATACTGGTTATACTGAGCTCTTGAGTTATACTTAAATGGGTATTGCGTTGCTGTATCTTTTACCCAAACTCCATTAGACCCAGAATGGTAATAAACGGGTATATATGCACCGTTTTCTAATCTTTGTTCCCACGTATTTGCTGTTGGTGTAGCTGAATGTGTAATAGAAACTTCTAAATCTTCGTCAAAGAAAGTTCCACTAGCTATAGAAACTTGTGCACAAATGTTTGACGTACCATCTTTAGTTAAATCAGTTCCAAGTCCAAAACCACTAGCAATAGCTGCTCCACGTGTTCTGTGTAAGTATTCATGTGTTGCCCAATCCATGGTAATGCCATGGCGTTCATCTGCAAAAAAGTGATGTGTATTATTACCTTGGTTCCAGTATATGTATGCAACTGGTGCATCGTTTTCTAAATCAAAATATGTAGTTTTATTTGATAGTGCACCTGATGTATTAAAATAAATATAATGTAAACCAGAAGTATCTGGTATTGTTGTGGTAAGAGAAGTTGACTTAACGTATTTTTTGCCTTTTGACCAAATTGAATATGAGGATCCAACTGGTGCAATTGTAAAAGTTCTTCCAGAAAGACTAATTGTAGAATCTGGCCTATTTTCAAATCCTGTTGGTTCTCCTGTTGGAAGTGTTGAGTTAACCCAGGCTGAACCGTTGTATTGAAGAAACTCACCATTTACTGCAGAAGTAATTGTTACATCTGAGACATCATTAATATTATTAACTTCAGTTATATTTGCGTTGATCCAAGCTGATCCATTATATTTTAAGAATTGACCATTAGTTGCTGAGTTTGTGCCTTGTACATCTGCCAAGTCATTCAAGTGCATGGCGTGTGCAACCCAATAAGATCCATCTCTGTAAAGGACATCTCCAGCTGAAGCACCACTTGTTATGACGTCTGGTAATTGATCAAGGGTGGATATAACTATTGAAGCTGTAGAAACATTTCCAAATACTAATACTTTTGCA